TCGCCCTGTTCTGTGTGTTATCTCCATGACCCGTTCGGCGGGCAAACAAGAGTTTCACAAGCTCCTTGAACAGGTCCCAGGGAGGGACTGTAATACACGCATTCCTCTACCGTGACTATCCTTTACATCTGCATGGACCTTGTCTGCAGGCTGTACCGATCATTTCTTCTCCTATCCCAATTAAAGGACACGCTACTGTCACCGATGATTAGTCGGTGCTGGGGCATTGGTCCGGGTTATCTCGTCCGCGCAAGCGCGGGTGGAGCCCTTATCACCCATACGAGTGGAGAAGTCGGCGAAAGGCCTCGTCATAAGACGGTGGGAGTCTTGAACTCAGACTCTCGGAATGGCACTCTCTAGGCTGGAGAGTGCGGGTATCGCGTCGGACTAGCAAGTTCTACCGCTAGGTAAACTGAAACACTCGTTTTGATCTTATTACTTGTTGTTTTTGTTGAGTATTTAGTACTTTCCGATATTGGCCCAATAATTAGCCATTTGCCCCGGTTGGGAGCGCGATCGTCAGGTCTCACTGATGGTTACAGAAGAGCGAGAAGAGGAGCGGCTGCTCCGGCTATCTGCGCTCCGCGTTCGACATAGTGTTCCGCATTTCGTGCAAAGCTAGAAACGCCCTTGATGGCTTTTGCAAACCATCCTGAGGTGTTCTTCGCGGCATATCGTTGGACGATGCCGTTAAGAGCCTTTGCAGCATCAGCCGGAGAACCGGCTTTAGATGCGGTTAACAGGGGATGTCGTGAATCAAGCTGGTTATCATTCACAGACTTGATTGCACCTAGGACGACACCCACGCCAGCATCATCGGCCTCGCTCATTGTCTTTCCACGAGCGTTATTTCCGATGATTTCCCAATTCCAAAAGAACTCGACGTCAAAGACCTGTTGCACAGCTGCAGACCTGATGTAGGCTGCAAGGTAGTGCAAAGGCGTCGAATTGGTAAGAGGGAACGTAGCCGTAGGTTGATAATCATATTCCTGCGGCATGGTTGGCCCAGTCGTGCACAGCGTGATCCAATTCTCTCCGACACGATGCTCCTTCGCTTTCTCGTTAGCGAGAAGTGTAGCAAGATTCGTGCCAGAAAGACTGGCGTGTTCAGGGTCCTCAAGGAGGATCACCCGACCACCGCGGTTCAACTCGGTACCAGAGTAACGAACTCTGAGACCCATCGAGACGAGTCGGCACTGGAGTGCGACACCGAATGATGTAGACACATAGTCTGAGTTTGGACTTACCGCATTCACGCCCGCTGTAGCGGAGTTAAGGACCGGAATTCCGGCACCACCACCACCGACGTAGGTCGCGGTGGAGTAGTAAGCTGCAGCACCACCAGTTGTGGTGTTGATGAGATCGGACCCAGCAAAAGGCTGCATGGTCGCGAATCCGTCACCCGAAGTGCTCGAGGTGACCAGCTGAGTACGGACGAACGTGCGGACTTTGCGAGATAGACACGCAGGTGTCACAGGCAAGCACGCGTCCGGTGGCCCGGAGAATGGATCAGCCAAGGACATAGCATACTTCTGAGCACAATGGCCCAAGACGTACTGATGATCGAACTGATCTGCGATCATCGAGGAAGCACGGGTCTGGCGCTTCTGCTTGTTCTGAGAGCTCTTCTTGCTCTTTGCGTTTCGTTGCATGGTATTACGAGGTTATACGGAGATCCACTGCCTCTCAGTGGACTGTCCATTCCAAGAACCACAGGAGTGTGGCGACCTTTGCAGTCTCTCGGCGTTTATCGCCCCAAAGGGAGAACTTAGCACGGAACTATTAAGCATCGTGGGATGCACCGTTTTGGGTCTTTAATCTTGGAACCTCCGCTGCCGTTCAAAAGAACGACCGCGCCATGTTGCGTCAATCCGAGCATCATTGGCTGACTCCTCGTGAAGGCCACCAAGGAACTTGTGGCACACGGGGAATCACACGTTTCCGACCTTGGCAGAGTCGGAACTCGGGAAGTTGGGGTTCAGCCTTCTTGGCAATCCATGATGGGATAGGGTCAACAACCTTCTCAACTGGATACCCTTCTAAGGGATATTCAGATGTTTGAGAGTCGCTAGCCAAAGAAGCGGCTATTCTCCGGTCAATCTTCTTGATGGTGAACTGCCAATCAAGAGGAGCATCTATGCCCATCCCCCCGAAACAAATCGGTAGGAACAGGTTTCTGCTGACAAAGTACTTATGGCGTCCTTGCACTACGATAGCCTTAGTATCCTCTCGGATTTCAGACCGTCTGTTAATGCAGATCCACCTCAGCACTTCAGATTGCCGTCCAGGGAGACAGCCAGAGAGAATCGCAGGAATATTGGGAACACACCCAGAACTGGTGTGATGGCTCTCAGCCGTACCTGCAGATCTTTCTTGAACCTTATGTTGGCCGAAGACAAGGCCGACGTTCAGGAAGTTGATTTGGAAGGGATGCTTCGTGTCTTTCGACAGATCGTATACGAAACATGTCGAATTAGCATTTGCATAGGATCGATGCATATATGCTTTTCCGACTGACATTTCCAGACCAACTCTCTTACCGATAGCCTTGTGGGAATCCCATTGATCTTTGCGCCCAACGTAGAGCATGTCATCTCCATTAATTAAGACACGCTTTAGGTCGTCCTCACTGGTACGTCCATTAGTGTTTTGGAGAACACGTAAGTAGACGCCCAAGTTCGCAAGACAGAGAATAGGGAATGAGAGAATTCCGCCCATAAGTTGACCATTTCGTTGGCAACCATAGAGTTTTCCTTCTTTAGACCACTTTCCCTTGTCAAGCTGAGGATAATGAAGATTGTGCGGGCCCAGAACCTTGCCGGCACGGATCCTATCTTCATTCGGTATATCACGCAAGATCCAATCCAAGATTCGCATACCATATTCGCTGCTAAGACCATCAGTGGCAGCAGAATAGTCGACAGAGATCCAGTTCATTTCATGGACTCTTCCGAGGTCATCAACTTCGTCAGGAATGACGCAGTCAATGAGATCTGTCGGACAAATAGGTCGACCTAACAGGCGGAAGCACGGCATCTCTCTGAGAGCAGAGTGCATCGCAACCTGTAGAGGCTTCATCTGATAATACTCGAAACTCGGACCTTTGGATATGATCCGAATTTTCAGTGGCTCTAGCACGGCCTGAATGGTCGCATTCAGGTTAGCCGGCACTTCAGTGAAGCGCGAATCAGCGATTCCCACCAACATTTTCCACCAATAACGACCGCAGCGTTCGTACTCCTCAATGGCATCGAATCTGATGCTATTCCCACGAAGAGTACGGCGATAGGACATTCGCCTGAGTTCGTCCCCACCAATCCAATTGGGACGTTGCCCTGTCTTTACATCAAAGCCGACCTCGGCGTTGATTACTTGACAGAGTCCGTTATACTGCCCTCCGCTAGACCTTGATGACTCAAAGCAAGCAGAGTTGGAAGCAGTCCTGTCAGTGAAGTTCTTCTCATTGACATAATTGCGCGTAAGAACATCGCGCACGGAACTCAGAACACTACGGAAAGTTGGATTTTCAAAGATGCGTTCAAGCTGGAACGCACCGCCGTCCGGATCCAAAGGGTCACCGGAACAAGGATCATCTTGTGTTAGCTGTTTGAAGTGTTTCTCATACGCTTCAGCAACCATGGAGTCACTGACGCTAAGAGCACAACGCTTAGCCTGCAGCCAAGAGTAACACAAGTGAACGTTTCTTCTACAGAATGCGTTCATCCTTGATTTCATCCAACGACGGAGAGGTCCTGATGGTCGGAAGGCCACATCAGGACACGGAGGAAGTTCGTTTCTCAAAAACTTAGCGAATGGGTAGGTCAGCACATATTTACTGCGCTTCAACCACACCGATTCTGTTCCAGAAGTATCGAGATAGTCGTGCAACTGAATCTTCAGTTGACTCGTGACTCTTGAAGGAGCACGATGATGTTCCAAAAGGAATGTCAGACCACGAACCAAGGCATCCGTACGCTCAGTGAGATCTATCACTGGCCCAGAGCTCGGACCAGCGACGGTGGAGACTTCTCCACTCATGTCGCGAACACTGCTAGACTGCGAGTGATCGCTATAGGGTAGACTGATGCGCTTTAGGCGCTTTTCTCTGAGAAAGATCTTCATCTCAGGGGGGCTCAGTCTCT